GCAAGTTCTGGCTTTTCCCTAATCAATGACACAACCTTCGGCAATGACTTCAAAAAACACAGATCACAATTACCGCCAACAGTCTCTCCATTGATGACCGGCAAGTTCAAATCAAATGGTTGTTTAGACCAAAATTCAAAAATATCTGCCTTCGTAATTTTTGCTGCTACCAATGGCATTTTGGCTAGAGGTGACTTTGCTGATCGCCTTGGTTCATCGTATCGGATACCAACAAAATCGTTGTTATCAGATTCATGGTGTTCCCAACCAAGACTACGGACAAACTTGTGCATCGTAGTTATCTTTAGTTTTCCGGTACACCAACGCTGGGCTGGATTTGGCAATTTGCTATATTTTCTAATTACAGCCTCAAATGGCTCCCCATTCCTAGCCGCCGTCCCAAAATTAACCACCTTAAAGCCGGGCGCATCAGGGAGATATTCCAACCAATTGATTTTTACATTCCAATGAGCTTCACAGTTTTTAATGAATTCATAGGTTTGCTCAACCTCTTTTCCGGTATTGGCAAAACAAACCACAGCATCGTTAGGCAAGATCCCATTGTGGGTTTGCAAAACCCGCCAAAGCATATAAGCAGAGGTTCTGCCACCAGAAAACGAAATCAGGGTTGGCTCAGTAATCCTAAAAGGATCGATCACTTGCGCTGTGTTTGTTTGTGTTCCCATATCACCATCATCTCTTGCCGTAGCGCCACTCTGGCGGCTTTCCCTCTCTTCTCTTCCACAGAATCGAGGTAAGCCAGGCGGGTCCTCTTGGAGCGATACTTCTTGAGTACGAACCTAGCCTCGTAGTGCAAGAAAAACTCCTCAGAATAATTCCCAACAACGCGACCGTCAGGCAAATCGACCAACCGAGCGCCAGGGTGAACACCGCCGCAACCCCGGCAGCGTAGCTTTTCACTGTCGCTGGTAAGCGGAGCATCCGTTGACCCTCCCGGTAGTTGGTTTATCAAAGAACCGACACCACAGAAACCACCCCCTGAAACTCACGCTCTTGCAGTCTGCGCAGCTCTCGTCTTCTGATTCTCCGCGCAGCTCATGCACTGCCACCGCCGGTTCTTTCCCCCGTTCAACATCTTCCATGTTCCCCCCTGTATCGGTCGTCGATGCATACAGTGCGAGCACCACCTGGTGCCCAACACGGCCTCCTCCCTCAACGTGACGTGCCTGTAGAGCTCGTTAGCCACCTAGATCCTCCCTCACTGCCTTACAAAACCAATCCAATGGCACCACGGCCCTCCAGGGCTGCCCAGAGCGTCTGAATATCACCACGGGCACGGGCGAGCCAACAGAGCCCTCAGAATCGATCGGAGAGCTCGTCGTAACCGATAGCTCAACCTGGCGGCACCAATCCTCAATGGCCAATCTCTCCTGGCGCTTGACCTCGATGCAAAACCGTCCAATCTCGATATCGTGGCCACCATCTCTTGCTTGGCCCAGCTTGCGCTTTACCTCAAACCCGAGCTGGTCAGTAAGTATCGCAGCCAGCTCTCGCTCGCCGGTGGCTCCCTTGTTACGCCTGCCCCGGCCATTCATCGCACGCCACCCAGCATCTGGTCTAGCCTGGACGCGACATCGGCGTACCTGGCCTCGAGCATCTCCCTGAGTGCCTGCTCTACCAGGCTAGAGCGACTGCGGCGCTGGTCAGACACAGCCCTCTCGAGCAGCTGACGCGTGTCAGGGCGCAGCCTGACCATCAATGGTCTGTTTTGGGTGGCCATTTGGCTCCTTTAGTTGCACTGTGAATGCACCGAATAATAACCGAATAGCTCACCCGGTAGCCGATACTAGGGTAAGCACCTATAAATTATTTGTTTACGGGGGGTTTGACATTGAAAAACAACTTAGGCAATATTCGTTTTGTATTGCACAGTGCAATCACCAACCACCGAGATACAGGAGTTGAAAATGAAGTCAAATATCAATTTTTATTTAAAAACCCATCAACAGCACATTGATGCCGTTGATTGGATGGAAGATGGCGACGGCGAGCCAGGATGGATGATTTACCTCAAGTCTGGCTGGAGCTTTGATCCTGGTTCAAATGATGGATCACGTTTCATACCAGCAAACGCCCCAGAAGAATTTAAGAATTTAATTATTTTCAACGTGGGGGCCTAGTCATGTCCAAATACGTTGCTTATTACCGCGTCTCCACAGACAAGCAGGGCGCCTCTGGCCTCGGCCTCGAGGCACAGCAGGCCGCTGTGGCCCCATACGCCACACAGATCATTCACTCGTTTACCGAGATCGAGTCTGGCAAAGACAATGACCGCCCACAGCTCGCAGCTGCAATTGCGATGGCCAAGAAAGCTGGCGCAGCTCTGCTGATCGCCAAGGTCGACCGCCTATCGCGTAAGGTAGGGTTTCTGTTTGCCCTGCGCGACTCTGGAGTCAACATTGTGGCAGCCGATATGCCACACGCTGGCACCCTCGAGTTTGGTGTACGCGCTATCTTTGCCCAGCACGAGCGCGAGGAGATATCCCGCCGCACCAAGGCTGCCCTGGCAGCTGCTAAAGCTCGCGGAGTTAAGCTGGGATCACCCGACCCGGCCAAGGCATCAGCTGCAGGCATCGAGGCCGTCCAGGCCAACGCAGACGCATTCGCCCAGCGTGTTGGCCCAGTGGTCCGCGAGATCATTGCCAAGACCGGTTCCAGGTCACTGCGCGACATCGCAGCTGCTCTGTCAGCTCGCGGGGTGTGTACGCCACGCGGCAATACAACGTGGTCGCCTAGCCAGGTGGCCAATCTAATGAGACGGGCCGCCTGATGTACGGCGTCCTGTTTCTGGTCGGGTTTGTGGCAATCACGTTGGCCATTGGCCGGGTGATCCACCGATCCGACCGCATCCACTGCAACCGCCTGACCGGCCAGCAAAAAAGAGAGCTGGGAAAGATGGTCGAGCGGCTGCAGAATCACGCACCACGCGATAACTAAACCAGAGGAAAACTATGAAACGAAAACCCGATTTATATGTAGACCCACGCACCAACCACGCTCGCAGCTGGCGAGATATGTTGCCCATCGAGCCAGCCGAGGTCGATGAGCCAATCTGGCTGAAGGTGGCAGGCGCTGTTGCCCTGGCCGCTTTCTTTTTAATCGTTGCGTTTGTTTGAAAGGCTCACTCTATGAACCAGAACGCATGGATTCTTGAGGAGCTGCAACGCGGTGTGCACGTTACGCCTATCGCTGCGCTGGCCGGGTGCCAGTGCTTTCGCCTGGCGGCCAGGATCGCGGAGCTGCGCGAGGTTGGCCACAACATCCACACAACGATGATTTACACCAACGGCAAGCGCTACGCGAGCTATCGACTAATCAAAGCAAAAGGAAAAAGAAATGGTAAGTAAAGTCACCCCCGACACAATGATGTCGGCGTCACGTCTCACAGCTGTGATGGGTTTATCAAAGTACCGGACCCCCAACGATGAGCTCGAGTGCTCAATCAACGCGATGCAGTTTATCGAGCGCGAAGATATTGGCAACGAAGCCATGGCCTGGGGCAACCTGATGGAGCCCTTGATTCTCACCCAGGCAGCGGAGCGCCTGCGCCTATCTGAGCTGGTAATCGATCACCCCAGCGCCAGGTACCACGCGGAGTTGCCCCTGTGCTGTTCGCTCGATGGCACCGGAGATGGTGGCGGCCAGGTAATCCACCACGATCCAGACAGCGGCATCTATGTGGTTGGAGCTGACACCATTAAGCTAGATGGGGTCGGAGTGCTCGAGGCCAAGCTCACGGCGATGGACGTGGAGGACACCCCGCCACTGTGGCGCGGCCCGATCCAGCTGCAGGCACAGATGGACATAGTCCACGCCAAGTGGGGGTGCGTGGCCACACTCTACCGTGGCACAGCCCTGCGTATTTTTTTGTTTGAGCCGCACCAGGAAACCATCGACTACATTGCCAGGGTATCCCGAGAGTTCCAAGACAAGCTGGACAAGTGGAAGGAGACCGGCGAGATCGATTACTACCCACCAGCTGATGGGGAGCGCTGGCCAGAGCATCGCGGCCCGTATCCGATATCCGAGGAGGCGGTGCAGCTCGATGAGCGTGCGGCTATTCTTGCGGGGTCGATACTGGCGGCCAAGAGCGATATTAAAAAGCTCGAGGACGACGTTGCGAGCAGCGAGAAGTCGCTCAAGTCACTACTAGGAAACGCCGAGTCTGGTACAGCTGGCAGCTATGTGATTAAGTGGCCAATCAAAAACTATAAGGCCCAGCCGGCCAAGACGGTACCCGCGAAGGACGCATACACGATCAGGCAATCAACCCTGTCAATCAAGGAGGCAAAAAAGAAATGAGCCCAGGAGATCACAAGCTAATGAACTCACGTCTGCAGGCAGCTCTCAAGCTGCAGGCGCTGTGCTTTGATGCTGCCAACCGAACACCGGGCAGCTTTATGAATCGGGACCGAGCGATGGATGTGGTTGACGCGTTGGTCAACGTCGTGCTGGATACCATGGATCAATTTTTAATCGAGGAGAAACACAAATGAATCTACAAGTACAAAACAACCAGGGCTTTGCGCCCGTGACGTTAGAT